AGCTGAACGACGCCGCCATCGAGCGCATCATTGCCGCCCATGTGGAGACGGTGGATGCGCTCCGGCAGGAAAGGGACGCGGCCCAGGCCCAACGCGACGCACAGCAGGGCGAAACCGCACTTGTCCAGGCGGAATACACCGCCTATCGCTGCCAGGTGGAGGAGGCTCGCCGCCTTTCCGCCCGGCGCGAGGCCCTCACCCATGCTCTCACGGCCCAGGGCGCCAATCCCAACGCACTGCCGCTGCTGCTGGACGCCATCCGACTTCCCGAGGAAGCGTGGCAGGACAACAAGCTCACCGATGCCTCAGCAGTATTGCAGCCCTGGCGCGCCAAGTACGGCGCCCTCTTTACCGTCAAAAACCCTGTGCCGGTGACGAAGGTTCGTCCGCCGGTCACAGCCGGGGGCCTGCTCACCCACGCGGACGTGAAACGCATGTCCGCCGGGGACATCAACCGCAACTGGAGCGCAGTCAGAACGGCGCTCCAACACAACTGAAATGTATTAAGGAGATAATGCACTATGGCTATCAACAACTTTATCCCCCAGGTCTGGTCCGCCCGTCTGCAGGAGAACATGCAGCAGCAGCTGGTTTTCGGCGCGCTGTGCAACCACAACTATGAGGGTGATATCACCCAGTGGGGCGACACGGTTCACATCAACTCCCTGAACGACATCACCGTCAAGCCCTATGACCCCAGCGTGGAGATCTCTGATCCTGAGCAGCTCTCCGGCACCGACACGACTCTGACCATCGACCATGGCGCCTACTACAACTTCTTCATCAATGACGTCGATGCCGTGCAGGCCCGTGCTGACCTGATGGAGGCCGCCATGCGCAACGCTGCCTATCGTCTGGCTGCTGATGCGGAGGAGTACATCATCAAGACCATCCTGGACAACGCCGGCATCAATGAAACGCGTGTCATCCCCACTGCTGAGGCCGGCGGCATGTACTCCGTTCTGGTGCAGCTGAAGGCTACCATGGACCTGCTCGGCGTGCCCCGCCAGAACCGCAAGCTGGTCATGGGTCCGCTGCTGGAGGCTGACCTGCTGATGGACGAACGCTTCGTCACCTTCGCCTCTGTGAGCAACGAGAAGCCCGCCGAGGGCGCTGTGGCGCGCATGGCCGGTTTCGACATCTACGTCAGCCACGACCTGACCGACCAGATCATCGCCATGACGCCCGATGCGGTCACCTTCGCCAACCAGATCACCAAGGTAGACGCCTACCGCCCCGAGAAGGGCTTCTGCGACGGCGTGAAGGGCCTGTGCCTCTCCGGTGCCAAGGTCGTCATCCCCGATGCCGTCATCGTCTACAAACTCACCGACTGATTCACCGGCTGCATGTCTTCCGCATTGGAGGGCATGCAGCCCTTTTTTCGGCCCCACCTCAGATAAGGAGGCACAATTCATGACCGTTAAGGTATCCGATGTGATGCGTCATGTGCGCAATCACTTCATCACCCATTCCATTCATGCCGCATGGCGCAACACCGGCGGCAAGCTGACGCCGGATTCCGCCCTCAAGCCCGGCATGTGGATTGCCGTCACCGGAGCAGACGCCCCTACCGGCGTGTATCAGCTGGACGAACGCGGCGGCATCCCCAACCTGGGCGATGCTGCCTGGACGGGCCGGGTGTATCTGCTCAATCCCCCGGCGGATTTCATCCATCTGTGCGGGGATATCGCCTGCTGGGCCGCCGCCAACCCCGACCCCTCCGTCACTGCTGAGAAACTGGGGGAATACAGCGTCAGCCGGGCATCCGTCACCTGGCAGGAGGCCTTTGCTCCCGCGCTGACTCCCTACCGGCGGATGTTCACGGAGGTACCCGTATGATCGAAAAATGGTTCGAGCCCTTCATGCTGCTGGAAAAGCAGTCCCAGCCCGATGGTCTGGGCGGAGTACGCATCACCTTCGCCGATGACATCCCGTTCTCCGGCGTGCTGACCTGGGCCAGTGATGTCCCCATCAGCGCTGCAGAGCGCATTGCCCTGGAGGAATCCCCTGTGCTGCTGCATGAATTCGACGTCACCCTCTCCCCCGGCGATCACGTCCGCCGGGAGAAGGACGGCGCAGTGTACAGGGTCGTCAGCCGTTCCGGCAGCCTGCGCACGCCGCCGTTTTCCGGGCTGCGCTTTTGCCAGGCAGCAGTGGAAAGGGTGGTGTTTCCATGCTGAAAACCATCCACCGTGAGCTGCATGAGCACATCGCCGGTTTGGGGCTGCCCGTTCATCCGGCAGACGCCGTTCCCGATAACGCTTCCTTCCCCTATCTCACCCTGGCCATCGAAACGCCCCTGACCCCCGCCAAGCCAGGCCGTGTCACCCTGACGCTGTGGTGCCATTCCGGCGCCGCCCATGCCGAGCGCCTCACCTATGGAGATCAGCTGCTCACCCTGCTGCCGCCCCGGGGCTTCTGGCTGGACACGGGGTACGAGACCTTGCTGCTCACCCCGGAAAGGCCCGCCCAGTCCCTTCAGGAGAAAACCGCCCTGGGGCTGCGCATCACCTGGAAGCTGGTGCGCCACCCCCATGCATAAGGAGGTAAACCATGACCATCCACGACTGCGCCCTGAATGGCGCGTCCCTGTCCTGGCTGGATGAGCGCATCTGCGTGCTGGACGTCCGGGAGGATGCGCCTCGCCTGCGCCTGCCAGCCTTCCCTCTGCCCCGGGGCGGACAGTTCCTTGCCCCCGTGCGGGAAAGCCTGTCCGTCCGCGTAACCTTCGCCATTCACGAGCAGGATCCCATCCGCCGCTGGTCTTTGCTGGAGCTCGTCCGCGCATGGGCATCGGATGGCGGCATCCTGACCCTCGACGCCCGTCCCGACCAGCAGCTGACCGTCGTCTGTACTGAGCTGCCTGCCCTGGCAGCCGAGGACTGGACGGCCCCCCTGACCCTTCAGTTCACCACCACCCTTTGCCCCTACTGGGAAGCCGCGGAGCCCACCGTCCTCACCGGCAGCAGTACGATGTCCCTCGTGCTTCCCGGTACAGCAGAGGACACCCCGGTGAGCGTCACCGTCACCAATATAGGCGCCAGCCCCGTCACCCGCCTGACCCTGCAGTGCGGCGGCACCTGCATCATCTTTGATGACATCACCCTGCCTGTGGGCAGCAAGTGCTATGTGGAAGTCCAGGATGGCCTCCTGTCCGCCACAATCAATGGGGAGAGCATCCTGCCCAACCGCACGCCCGGCAGCGATGATCTGCTGCTGGCGCCCTGCGGCAAGGGCTGCACCGTGGCCGCCCTGAGCATCCAACCCCTGCAGGCCATCTTCACAGCGAGGGGGCGGTACGCATGATCCGCCTGCCCCGTCTGCTGAACGCCTCCCAGCGGGAAGTCGCCCGCCTGCATCCGGTCAAGCTCGCCCTTCACCTGCGGCTGACCGGGCTGTCCACCGCAGAAATGCTGCTCCCGCCTGACGCCCCGGACATCACGCTGCGCGACCTGGTGGAGCTCTACGATGAAAACGGCAGTGCAGGCGTCTTCCGCGTCACCCACGTGGAAACCGACGAAGCCGGCCTCCGCACCGTCCGCCTCACCCACGGCCTGTGCACCCTGGAGGACAGCGTCATCCCCGCCCAGGGCTTCATGTGCAGCGTGACAGAGGCCCTCACCCGCCTGCTGAACTGCCAAACCACGCCTTTGTGGACGCCCGGCGATGTGGGCGTCCCCGCTGACCTCACCGTCATCTTCGCTACGGAATACACCTCTCTCCTGGATGCGCTCAACGCCCTGATAGGCATGCTCCCCGAGGGCTGCACGCTGGACTTCGACCAGACCGTCAGCCCCTGGAAGCTGCACATCCGCGCGCTGGCAGACACCCCCTTCTGCGAGGGACGATTGCGCCGCAATGTGGGCAGCATCAGCCATCGGGTGGACGGCAGCAGATTGTGCACCCGCGTCTACCCCTTCGGGGCGGAGGTCGAAACGGGGCACATCACCCTGGTTCCCCTCACCGGCAGCGACCATCTGGATGCTGATACCCATGAATGGGGCGTCATCAGCCGCACCTTCCAGGATGATCTGATCTTCGACGTACCCACGCTGCAGTCTGTAGCAGAGATGTATCTGGCCCGCCACGCCCAGCCGGAGATCACCACCATCCTCACTGCCACGGATCTGTCCGCTGCCACGGGAGAACCCATCGACTGTTTCCGCACGGGACGGATGTGCCGCCTTTGCCTGCCGGAGCTGGGGGTGACGGTGCAGCACCGCATCATCGCCATCGACAAGAAAGATGTCATCGGCGCTCCCGGTCAGGCGGTGCTGACCCTCTCCAACCGTCTGAAGCAGCAAACCGAGGCAGACGAGGTGGCGGAGCTGGTGCGCCTTACCACCGCCGGCAAGCTTCTGGGCGGCACCGTCTCCACCGTGGAGGAGCGCAACTATGCCCATGGCAGCTATCACGCGCCGGTGGTGCATTACTTTGAGATTGATGATTGGGCTGCTCTGCTGGACGCCCGGGTCAGCTTCTTCGTGCCAGTGGGGGCTTCCATCCGCGACGTGCGGGTGGACGGCAACGCGCCTGCGGACGACGAGTGGAAGCCCGGATCCTTCAGCCTCATGCCCTACCTGAAGCGTGACGAGCTGGGCTCCATCGCCGAAGGACAGCACAGCATCAGCTTCCACCCCTACGGCAGCAACGCCTCCGACAGCGTGGGCGTGACCTCCACCGTTACCATGACCATCATCGAGCAAACCACCACCTGAGGTACGTTATGATCAACATTGAAAAACTCATTTCTGACTTTGAGGACTGCCTGGGCTGGCCCTACCGCACCCCCGGTACCAACGACGAGCGAGGCATCGACTGTTCCGGCATGTTCGTCAGGGCTTTCCGGCTGCAGGGCCAACGCATCTATCACGGCAGCAACACCATCTGGCGCAAGCATCTCCGAAAAAAGGGCCCCATTGATTCCATCCGCGATCTGCGCCCCGGCATGGCTGTGTTCAAGTGGAAACCCGACACCCCCGCCAAGTTCAGCGACAATGAGGGCGACTTCTGCCACATCGGCCTGGTAACCAGCGTCAGCCCCCTGCGCATCGTCCATGCCTCCACCGAGGGTATGAAGGTCAAGGCTGACCAGAAGATCGGCAAATGGAAGTACTGGGGCATCCTTGCTGCGGCGGAGGAAACCGCGCTGCCTGATCCTCCCGCCATCGAAGCGGATGAACGCGGATTGCTCCGCCGGGGTGACCGCGGCGAGGGCGTGAAGCTCCTGCAGCGGGCACTGCGCTCCGTCGGGTACGACCTGGCCATCGACGGCATCTTCGGGCGCATCACCCTGGAATGCGTCAAGTCCTTCCAGGCCACCCATGACCTGGAACGCGACGGTATTGTCGGCCCGCTGACCTGGACAGCGCTGGAGGAAAGCTGCAGGGAGGTGACCAGCGATGAGTGAGGCCATTCTCGTTGCCATCATCTCCGGCGCATGTACCCTCATCGGCAGCTGCGTCGGCGTGATCGCTTCCTCGCGGCTGACCCAGTACCGTCTGGCTCAGCTGGAAAAGCAGGTGAACCGCCACAACCAGGTGATCGAGCGCACCTTTCGTCTGGAGGGCCGCATGGACGAGGCTGAACACGACATCCGTGATTTGAAGCAGCGAGGTCGGGCATTGGCCGACTAACGAGAGCGATTACTTGTAATCGCCGAGTGTAGCCAGCGCTGAGCCCTGCGCTCAGTGATGGCCGAGACATGACATCCGCGATTTGAAAGCGCGCCGCTGAAAGGAGTGTTCCCCATGAAAATCAACTGGAAAGTCCGCCTGCGCAACAAGACCTGGCTGGCTTCGGCGCTGGCGCTCATCGTCAGCTTCGTCTATGACCTGCTGGCCATGCTGGACGTGATCCCGCCCCTCTCGGAGGATTGGCTGCTGTCCCTCATGCAGACGCTGCTGACCCTGCTGACCGCCCTGGGTGTGGTGATTGACCCCACCACCGACGGCGCAGCAGACTCTGACCGCGCCATGACCTATTGACCCCCCGCCCCTCTTCGGAGGGGCATTTTTTGTTTATTCCTTCCACCAGGGCGAATATTTTCCCTTTCTGATTCGTCTTATAAGTGAAACCGGTTCTCAAATCATCCACATGAGAGGAGGCAGAGCGCATGGCTGCTGCCACGGGCCCGGATGTCAGCCGCGACGAGGCCTTCACCCGCATGGTCGCGCAGTATCAGGGAGCCATCGGCCGGATGTGCTTCCTGTACCTGCGCGACCGCACAGCCGCAGAGGACGCCCTGCAGGAGACCTTCCTCAAGGCGTATAAACGCATGGGTACCTTCCGCGCCGACAGCCAGGCGCGCACCTGGCTCATGTCCATCGCCATCAACACCTGCCGGGACATGAACCGCAGCGCCTGGCTGCGTCACACGGAGAAGCGCGTCACCCCGGAGGAGCTGCCCATCCCCGCCGATCCGGTGGATGAGGACGCCCTCGCCCTGGCAGAAGCCATCCGCCGTCTGCCCGGCAAGCTCCGGGACGCCATCCTCCTGTATTACTACCAGGACATGACCATCAAGGAGGTGGCGGAGGCGCTCCACGCGGCGCCCTCCACCATCCTGAAACGACTCAATCAGGCCAAGGACATGCTGCGCGAATTGCTCTGCGACGAGCCATCCGCAAAAGGAGGTGTCACGCATGGATGATAACCGCATCCGCGAACGAATCCACCGCGCGGTGGACGTGCATGGCGCATCCATGCGGGATGATCCCTACCTGGCGCAGCGCATCCTGGCTGCGACAAGCAGAAAGGAAGCACCCCGCATGAAGAAACTTTCCACCGGCATGATCATCGCCATCGTGCTGATGCTGCTCTCCGTGACCGCCGTGGCCGTGGGGCTGACGGCGGAGGACATCTGGCGGCAGAGCTTTGAGAAGATGGGGACGACGGGTATGATCCGTCCCGGCTCTGATGCAACGGAAGCGGAAATCTCCGTGGAAGAGGCCATTGAGCTGGCCAAGGAAGCGCTCCGCAGCCGCTTCGGCACCACGGACGAAGAGATCGCTGCCATGGGCATATACCCCACCTACTACAGGTTCAATTCCGACGTTCTGCCATATGATTCCGAGTGGCAGATCGGCTTCTCCTCCCGTATGAATGTTGATTTGGATTACGACTGGAACGATGACCGCGGCCAGTACGGCGAGTACCTGGTCTTCATCAACGCCGCAACCAAGGAAATTACCAACTGCAACTGGTACACCAACGACTTCTGGTCAAAAGCCCAGCGGGTGTGGGACTGCGGCAATTACGCCGCGGTATACCGTGAGTCCCAGTGGCCGGGCTTCTACATGCAATCCCAGGAGATGCAGGCCTACTGGGCAGCAATGCTGGCAGAGAAGGGCTACTCTGTCCCCCAGCCGGACAAGCAGCTCCACAGTATGCTGCTGGCGGGCGATTTGGACATGCAGTTTGCCGCCCTGAGCACCCTCGCCCCCAAGGACGACCCGCAGGTACAGGCCGCCTGGGCTGCCCTGGAAGAACAGCGCGGCTTTGACGCTCAAACGCTGCAGAAGTACTGCTATGTGGCCTCCAAGCCCGGCTGGCAGTCCGGTTATGATGACGTCGTCCTCCACTTCAGCTACGAGCTGCAATGGAAGATGCTCGAGACCGGCCACCTGCACAGCATGACCAACTGGCTCGTTGACCGCGCCATGAACTTTGGCCTGTACATGGTCTCCTTCGAGCCCGGCACCACCAACGTGGCTGCCATCACCCATGTCACCCGCAGCGAAAGCGTCAAGCAGGGTTCTATCACCTCCGGCCCGCTGCTGGTCCGCACCGATTGGACCGCCGCTGACCTGGCGGAGTTTGACGCCGCCTGCACCGCCCTCGATCAGGCTGTCAAGCGCATGGACGCCGCGAAGCTGGATGAGGCATCCATTCAGGTGGTAGTACGCGACTACTTCCACCGCATGGGCGTAGAAAGCGAGTTCTATTCTCCTGCCCCGGAGGAGGCCAACGCGATGCAATGGTTCGCCGAGACCTCTGAATGGGACGATCTCATCCCCGAGCCCGCCCTGAGCTACGATTCCTTCGTCAGCCAGTACGGCTACGACAACCGCTTCTGGCCCCAGGAGGTGATGGTGGAGATGGGCTTCCACGGCTCCCGCATGCCCCACGAGGGCGAGATGTCCATCGAACAGGCCGAGGCCTACGCCATTCAGGCCATCATCAAACAGGAAGGTCAAGCCGCCCTGGATGCCCTGGGGGATTACACCATCAACGCCCAGCGTCATAGCCTAACTGCTGACCCGAATGAGGTGGACTGCCGCTGGGAGGTGTACATCACCGATGACATCCACAACGTGCAAAACGGTTGGCGCGTCACCTTTGGCGAATGGGAGACCCATGTGGATGAGCCCTTCCTTCAGCACGTCAACGACACCAGCAACGGCTAACCCCTCCCCCGCCCCTCACCGTGAGGGGCCTTTTTTGATTGCGCTCCGCCCGCGCGCATGCTATAATAGTAGAAAACCTCCCGGAGGTGACCGCATGCCCATCCTCGTCCTGGCTGATATCCACGGCAACCTTCCCGCGCTGGAGGCGGTGCTGGCCCATCCGGCAGCGCAAAGTTGTACGGACATCATCTCCCTGGGGGATCATGTGAACTTCGGGCCCCAGAGCCGCGCGGTGCATGACCGGCTGGTCAGCCTGGGGGCGGTGATGCTGCTGGGCAATCACGAGGAGCGCCTCACCCGTCCGGCAGATGCGGAGTTCGACGGCTACAACTGGCGGCTCATGCGCTGGACGGCGCAGCAGATGCAGGGCGTTGAACTGGCCCTCCCCACGGATTTGCGCCGGGGGCATGTGCTCTTCACCCATGGCACGCCGGGACAGCCCTATCATCTGGTATACCCGGCGGATCTGCCCTCCGTGCTGGATGCACAGCCCGACGGCGTGAATCTGCTGCTCTCCGGGCACAACCACCACCGCTGGGACCTCAAACACAATGGCCGCCGCGCGGTGAATCCCGGCAGTGTGGGCATGGCAGAGGACGGCCGGGGAGCCGTCGCACCATTCCTGGTGCTGGATGGCGTGGACGTCATCCGCCACGAAGCCCCCTATGATGTAAACGCAGTGCTGCGCGCCTTCATCAACACCGGCGCAGCCTATGAAGCGCCTGAAATGTGCCGCATGGCCGCTCATGTCATGCAAACGGCAGAGTATCAGGGGGTGCTGAAGCTGGTACGCCATGTCAGCGCGGTCACCGCAAGCATGAGCCTCACCCTGGGGGATGAATCCGCCTGGAAGGCTGCTGACCGCACCTTCCCCTGGGCGGAAGCTATTTCCTCCCCAGAATACTGGAATCGACTGGAGAAATCCTTATGAATACTTCAACGATTGCGGCCATCGCCACGGCTCCCGGCCAGGGCGGCGTGGCCATTGTGCGCCTGAGCGGCCCCGAAGCCGAAGCCATCCTCATGCGCCTCTTCCGACCGGCAAAAAAGGGCGAACCGGTCAGCCACATGCTGACTTTCGGGCATGTCACCGACGGCGAAGCGACCATCGACGAGTGCATGGCCGTCCTGATGCGCGCGCCCCGCTCCTATACCCGGGAGGATGTGGCGGAGATCCAGCTCCACGGCGGCGGGTACATCGCCCAGCGGGTACTGGAACTCTGCCTGCGTCATGGTGCGGAGCTGGCTGCTCCCGGCGAGTTCACCCGGCGCGCCTTCCTCAACGGACGCATTGACCTCAGCCAGGCCGAGGCCGTCATGAGCCTCATCGCAGCTCAGGGCGCGCAAAGCCACCGCGCGGCCATGCGGCAACTCAAGGGCGGCGCATCCTCCTTCATCCGCAAGGCTGCCGACGAGCTCTACGCCATTCAGGCGGGCGTCGCAGCCTGCATCGACTACCCGGAGGAGATCGACGAATCCGAGGCCGCCGCGGACATGATCCCCCGCACAACGGCCCTCGCTGCCCAGATCGACTCCGCCTGCGACGAGCGCGCCGCCCGCATCCTGCAGTCCGGCCTCCGCGTGGCCCTCTGCGGCCAGCCCAACGTGGGCAAGTCGAGCCTGCTCAATGCCCTCCTGGGCGAGGAGCGCGCTATCGTCACGCCCATCCCCGGCACCACCCGCGACATGGTCATGGGTGACCTTCTGCTGGGAGGCAGCGTCATTCACCTGACGGACACCGCCGGCCTCCACGCCACCGACGACCCGGTGGAGCAGCTGGGCGTGGCCCGAGCCCGCCGCGCCATGGACGAAGCCGACCTAGTGCTGGCTGTGTTCGACCAGAGCCGCCCCCTGGACGACGACGACCGCGCCCTCCTCGCCGAATTGCAGGGCCGGAATGTGCTGCTGGTGCTGAACAAGGCAGATCTGGCCCCGGCCCTCGCGCCTGCTGATCTGACTGCGCTGCTGCCGGCGGGGCTCCCGCTTGACGCGCCCGTCCTCACCGTCTCCGCGGCGGAGGAAGCGACCCTCGCACCTCTGAAGGCCTACCTGGCCGAGCAGGCCGCCGTCAGCGACAACCTTGACCTCACCCAGCCCCGCCATGTGGAGGCCGCCCGTCGCGCAGCGCGTCACCTGCGCCAGGCCGCAGAAACCGCCCGCGCCCTCTCGGTGGACATGGCCTCCATCGACCTGCAGGCCGCCCAGCTGGCCCTCAGCGAAATCACCGGCGACGAGGTCGAGGAGCGGCTGCTGGACCGGGTGTTTGGCATGTTCTGCGTGGGCAAGTGATTTTTCTTCCAGGAATGAAATATTTTGGCCGCCTCGTGCGTTATGTATGTAGATACACGCATGAAAGGCGGTCTTTTTATGAAGAAGCTGGCGCTCCTGCTGCTGTTGCTCCTGCCCTGTATCGCCCTGTCGGAGGAGGCTGCATCCGATCTCTGGGCGTACACCCTCACCGATGAGGGCGCAGTCGTCACGGAATACCGCATCGACGAGCACAACCCGGCGACCCTCGTCATCCCTGCCGAGCTGGATGGGCATCCGGTGGTGGACATCGCCGAGGGCGCCTTTAGCGTTTACTGGGGCGAGCTCGCCTTTGCGGGCGATATCCCTCACCTCACCAACGCGGACGGTTTCCTCATCAATACCCGCACGGACACGTTACTCTACACTGCACCGTCCAGCCGGGGAAAGGCGCTGCCCGCCGTTCGCCGTTTGGGCGAGTGCTCGCTGATCAACTGGGCCGAATGGGATACGGAGGTCGTCGTCCCCGAAGGCGTGGAGGAGATCGGCAAAGCGGCATTCTATGACGTCGGCCTGGCCTCTTTAGCGCTGCCGGAAAGCCTGCGCGTCATCGAGACAAACGCGTTTTACGCCTTTGGCGTGGATGGCGACGAAGTCATCCTGCCTGCCGGGGTGAAAGAGGTACAGTTCGGGGCATTCGGCTTGTTCTACGTGGACGCTGACCCTACCGGGCGGGCCTACTGGCACCTGACTGTCACCCCGTCCGATAAATGGGGAACCCACTTTGAGACCTACTTTGAGTACGCCGAGCGCACCGGCGATGACTGGGACGTGGCCGACTACACCCGCGAGCTGTACGAATACGAGGAGACTGCCGAGGGCCTCGTCATCACCAACTGGAACCACAACGGCTACGGCGACGCGGTGCCGGAGGTGGTCATGCTTCCCGACGAAATCTGGGGCGACCCGGTCATCGGCATCGCCGACAACGCCCTCAACACCTATGAAATGTATTATGAGCACAGCTTCACCCTCGTCATCCCGGAGGGCGTGAAGTGGCTGTCCGACGATGTATTCTGGTGCTGCCACAATGCGGATGCG